CTTAAAAGTTCAGGGGCAAACAGGGACTGGAGCTATTCAGGCCCTGGGCATGGCTTATGGAATGCCTAGCTGTATGTTGAATATCGCCCAGGATGCTATGAAGCTGCTTCCAAGCTCTGTATTAAGCAATATGCAATCAAATGTAGCTGCGGGAAAATCGAAAGCTAATGAAATAACCAAAGAGGTCTTCAAGAAGCTGATGTTGAATACGGGTATTATTGAATTTGATACAGAGAACGGAGTATTTAAGTTTTTCTCAGATACTGCTTGGATGGGGATTGATAATGATGATAGCCAAACAAAAGATAACCTCTCTGGTCTTTTAGGAGCCTTCCAATATGCTGCATCATTTGGAGCGCAAATATACCAAAACTATACGGATATAACAAATCAAATTGATGCGATCACTGATTGTCTTCAGAAGTGGAACGACCTCCAATCCTACCAATCAGGGAACTCTGCTGACGAGAGAGCTACCCTTCCTTCAGCAGAAGCCAATGAACTCTTTGCTTCTATGTATTCAGGAGATAAAGCTCGACTCGCTTCAGCGGCAAACTTTATTTCTCAATGCAATAGTAAGCTTGATGAAATCAATGATATCATCAAGGAAAGGGTTGCAGACCCCTCATTAGAGCCCAAGCTACTTGATTCAACAGAATTAGATCCCTTCTTAAACCAAACTACTTTTCCTAGAAGTCCTTTGGAAGATCCTGAAGTTGGGAGTGATGAACAAGAAGTCTTTAGACTTACTTATGGACCCCCGAAAACTGCTACAGGACAGTATGTACTAACCTCTGATGGTCTTTATTATGATTCTCAGTCTGGTGGTTTGGATCCCGTATTTCTAGCTATTTCGGGAATAGTTCCTATTGGGGATCAATGGAAATATGATTACGATCCTAACCTTGGAGGAAAGGGTGAAGCGGTCTCAATCAAAGCGTTAAATAAGTTTACAGATAACATTTTTGATATAGATAGAATTGATGATAGCCAAGGACTCCAGATGTATTATGACGAGGATCACTTCCTCTCAGTCCTTAAACAACAAAGAAATAAGCAAGTGTATAACTTGTCTTCTGATTTATATACCTTTATCGCTGATTACGGAGAAGACTCTTCAATTGTAACTAACCAGAGAAACTTAATTATCTCTGAAATTGCTAACCATAATAATAAAATAAATAGAAGAAAGAAGCAGATTGAGGTTGCTGTAAAAGCCCCCCAAATTTATGGAGATTTGGCTGGTCCTAGGTTTGCTCCTGGGGAGGTTCCAATTAATGATTTTTCTTATTTAGCTGATTATGATCTATCAGTAGATTTTGAAAAACAAAATTCTTTAATTTTCAAACAAGCAGATGTTGTAGGTATTGTTTTACCTATTGATGCTAAGTTTGCTAAGACAAGTGCAAAACCTCCTTCTCTCTCGATTGGACATCTGAATGTTCCTACTGTAGGAAAAGGATCTATTCTTTATTCTCCATCCTCCGCAAACGCAGGAACTGTACTATCTTTAAATGATCAGATTGTAAATGATAATCTCTTTGCCATATACAACTTCTTGGAGACTGATTTAGAGTTACCATCCTCTATTGCGTTCCCAGTAACCAACTGTGCTACGGAGAATATGTATAACAATGCTCAGTTAGTTGGGTCTTCTAAAAAAACTATGTTTGTCTCTGGTCTAGGCATCCCTTATTTAGAAGGTATTGTTAAGAATAAATCTAGTGATCCCGCAGCAGCATCAGCACTAGGATCTTATGCAAAGCTCCCCGACACTAAAGAGTTCCAGGATCTAACTTATTCGCCAAGTGGGTTTACTATGGAGTGCTGGGCTCATGTTCCTGATATTATGGACGGAGGAGTTGGTTGGCTCAGTTCTACAGCATCTGCGCTTACAAAGGTAATATTAGCTAGTGAGAATGTTGGCGCAGCATCAGGAGCTTCTGCTATAGATCACACAGCAACGGCACGAGATCTGGATTTCTTAGAAAATAGACGAGGTGATCAGTTTGTGCGAGGAATGGTTTGTGGCTTTACTAGAGATAGAAGAATTACCCAAGCCTCCGCAGCTTACAGCAATAATAATTACGATAACGACCCAGCCTCCTCTTTAAGTTTCTTCATAGCCCCAACCCAAGCTAGAGACCTCTCCTCAGCCTCTTGGATTAATAATGATGATTGTCAGGATTATGAAACTTTCTATAAAATGAAAGTGGACCTTTCTGCCACAGCCTTCGGCAATGTATCTTCTCAATTCGTTCTTATTGATATATCCTGTGATCCTACTACAGACACAATTAAACTTTTTGCTGATGGTTCATTAGTGGCTACGTCTGCTATTTCTACTGTATTTGGGGTAGACCCCCAAGTTGCACCAAGTTTGCCTTCTTTTAAGAAAGATAATAGTTTCCAATACTCCTCTACTACGGTGGATGGTCCTACGGTACTAAAACAAGGTCCTCTCCTAAATACCTTCTATACTCCTTGGATTGTTGGTGGAGGATACACGGATGGTATGTACCAGCACGGCAACTTCCTAGGAGGGAATAGATCAGGAGTAACAAGCGGATTGCGTGGTCACATAGGAAGCTTAAAATTTTACTCTAGAGCCCTAGATAATGCAGAAGTTTTAAAAAACTATAAAGCCCAAGAAGGCTTCTTCAAGAATATTATTACCTAATGGCAGCTAACCAAACAGTTTCGGTTTTTGGAAGAATACCTCCTAGGTATATGAAGCAAGGACCAACCTCGCAGAAGCAAGAGGTTTACGGGCTATCCTTCCCCCTGGGATCTACTTCGGGAGGGGGCTTCTTTTCAAAGCGATCTGGTGTTGTTATGATAAAAGAAGCAGTTAAGCAGTTACTTTTAACAGAGAGGGGAGAGCGAGTTATGCTTCCCAATTTTGGGTGCAATCTACGAAAGTATCTTTTTCAACCATTAGATGAATCTACTTTTGAATCAATTAAGAGGGAGATTCAATACTCATTTAAGAATTATATTGTAGGAGCCCACATAGGAAAATTAGCTATTTTTCCTATGGGAGAAGCAGGACCAGCAGGAGGAAACTCCCTTAAAGTGGTTTTATCATTAAAATTAGATACTGCTGATTTAGAAACATTTGATGTTGAGGTAAACATATCATGAACTTTTCTGGAACCATTGCATCGGACTTTATGAAGTTAGCAGAAGTCCCTGTAGTAAAGAGACCTTCTCTTATTAACTTTGCTGCTACTGATTTTCTTACTCTTCGTAATTCTCTAATTGATTATGCTAAGGCAGTTTATCCTAGAGATTATAAGTATTTTGTAGAATCTGATTTAGGAATGATGTTCTTAGAGCTTGTAGCCTACATGGGATCTGTTATGTCTATGAAGGCTGATATGCTTGCTAATGAGAACTTTCTAGCCACTGCAACACAACGACCTAGCGTTAAGAAGCTATTGCAGTTAATTGGAATTCGTATGAAGGGTCCTCTTTCTGCTGCGACTGATGCGAAGATTACTTCTCCGACAGCACTAACCGTTGGAGCCCCGAAGAGAGTTTTAACTATTGGCGCACAAAATAGAATAATTGAAACTGTCTCTCCTGAAGATGGAGGAATTTTAACTTATACATTATATAAAGTTGTTAATGGGCTTGTTGATACAGTTAATAGTACTGGTAATGTTGAACTTTATTTTAGTGAAACTATTGATGCTGATAATAAAATATTTGAAAATGTAGTTTTACAAGAAGGTACATTAGTAAAAGATACAGGAAGTTTCGCAGCCACTGAAGGTGTTAAAACTATTAAACTTACACAAAGTCCTGTTGTAGAGGGAAGCGTTCAGGTTTATACTGATGGGCCTAATGCGACCAAGAACGGAGCCTTTGTTGAAGTACCTAATGTGTTTTTCGCTTCTGGATCTTCTGATAAGATTTTTGAAGTAGTTTACGACGATGATTACAAAGCGACCATAGTTTTCGGGGACGGCAGTGTAGGGGTTTCTCCAGATGACACCTCTAATTATTATGTCTTTTATAGAGTGGGGGGAGGAACCCGAGGGAACATAGGAAAGAATACTATTGATAATACTCTTGCTGGGACTCTTGACGGTGCTATTTCTGTAAATATAACAAATACTTCTAAAGGTACAGGAGGCTCAAATGCCGAGACTTTAGACCATGCTAAACGATATGCTCCACTAAATTTTAGAAGGCAGGATCGTTTAGTTACTTTAGAGGATTATTCTGTGTTCGCTAATACGTTTATTAGCACCTTTGGTACAATTGGTAAGGCTACAGCAGCTACTCGACAAGCTTATTCTTCTGCTAATGTAGTTGATATTTATGTTCTTGAAAAAGCTTCTGATTTTCAATTACAACGAGCTACGACAAACTTTAAAACTCAATTACTAACTGCTATTAACAAGAAGAAGATGGCAACAGACGATGTGGTTATTGTTGATGGGCTTATTAGAACTTTAGATTTAGTTACCACAATTCGGATTGATAGAGAAGAGGAAGAAAACCAGGATCAAATTAAAGCGAGAGTTAGAGATAAGATCCTAACATATATGAATGTAGATAATAAAGAGTTCGGAGAAGATTTTAATGTGGCTCAAATGAACAGACAAATCTTTGAGGTTGATGAAGTTCGATACTCAACTATAGATAACATTGAACAAGATATCTCAATTGATTTTAATGAAATTGTTCAGTTGAATAACTTAACAATTAATGTAGAATTACTAGACTAATGGGCGATAGCAAGTACACACCAAATCCTAGAAAATACTACAAGACTAACTTTGTAGATCTAGTAGAACTTATCACCCCCGAGGTGTATAAGACGGAAGATTTATCATTAAGTGGAACCGAGGTAAACCCCCTTTCTCAGGTTATTAATTCCCACCTTAATGTTGCGTCCCGAATTTCTAATGTTATACCTCTATCGGGAGTGGCTAATAGCCAAACAAGTGCTTTAGGGAATATCAGTGGAATATCCCAGTACTTTGTTAAACAAAATGAGTTAACTAAGATTAATCCCTTCTTGTTTGAAAGCAAGATTCTTTTGCCTTTAAGCACTACTTTCGCAAACTACGATACTAGCGCAGAGTTCGCCACCTATTTGTCTGGGACACTTCTTCCCATGATTATACCTCCGAGTCTTACTCAGGTGGATCCGCTTCAGGCGAATATGACAACGCTTTCAGCACTAACAGGGGATGTAAATGCTAGTAGTGTTCATAATCATTTAGTAGATACTTTAGGATGGATGTATTTCTTAAATACATCTGCCGATGGAGGGTTAGATTATTCTCCATCGAGTTATGTTCTTAGCTCTTTAAATTCTTTATATCTAGGAAATACGTTAGAGACTATTGACGGTATTAAAGGATTAACAGAATACCTGTGGAGAAATAACGAAACCTGTTCTTTCGGTTCATATATTCCTACTGATTTTGTTTCTGGAACAGCAGATGGTATCACTGAGTCTAGTGCTGGGGTTATTCCAACTTATACCAGTGGAACCCAGAAGCTTGAAGCTCTTCAAACTTTAGTAGATGTAATCTACTCTCCCCTCTATATTGATCAACAGGACTATACAGTTAAAAGTGCTTTTGATAATTTTATTGATGCTTCTTTATCTTTAACTGATCGAACAGCTAAAGGACCTTTTAGAAAGTTTACTAATCTGTTGGGGTATGAGTTTGCTGATCTTACTAATGAAATTGACAACATTGGTTTAATTTATGATATTGAAAATGTTAAAGATGAGCATATTCAATACATAGCAGACCTTATTGGGTTTAGACTTCGTGGTAATTCTCCTTCAAAGTGGAGACAACAACTTCGCTTGGCTTTAGATCTCTATAAGAAATCAGGAACGATAGATGCTATTCAAGCTGCTATTAATGCGCTAATTGTTGATTCTGTTTTTGATGTCTCTGGTAAGGTGGATGAACTTTGGGAGTCATATATTCCTCAATTAATCTGGTACGCTTTAGGCACAGAGTCCCCCTTATTTAAAGACTTGAATACATGGACCTTTGATTTAGCTAATCAAGCAGGAATCTACGCCTATAGTACCAGTAGCTTAGATGAAAATCTTAAAATTGTTACAGACAGTATTCTTTTAGATTTATATAAAGCTTTTCCTGATAACTTTTTGTTTCATGGAAACAAGTTTTCTGTACCTGAATTGTGGGAACTTGATGCTAATGGATGTACAACAAAACGATACACCGTTGTTAATGAGCCAGGGATGAAACCCTTTCATGTTCATTCAGTAGACAGTCTTGGATACCAAGCTTACAAACAAGAAGCGAAACAATTTGACGAAAGTAAAGCCTTTGAGGCTGCGACAGGATTTGGTGCGTTAGGTTCAGGTGTGTATATGGCTGGAGCAGATCATCCAACCACAGGGGAAAGACCAACCTACCTTAAGCCTCAAGGAGATCTTAATTTCTTATTCTCTTATAGAGAGAAAGAAAACTACCCACTTCCCCCATTTGAAGAAATAAAATACTATAGAGACTCTACTGTTACTGCTGATTTGGTCAGCTTGTTAGTAGCTAGGCTTAAGTGTTTTAAAGTAAAGGAGAGCTTTGCTGATGAGGTAGGTAATTATATCCTTAGCAGTGCGGTTACAGACGACTCAGATCTAGGAACTTTAAATGAGTTCTTAATGCTATTTAGTTCGGTGCAAGTTCCGTCGAACTTTGATGATGTAATGCTTAGTATCTCAGACTATGAGAAGAATCTGCTGGACTTGTGGAACGGAAAGTCTTCTCATCTATTCATTAACTTTAAAGATACTGATTTTGATTTTGCTAAAACTACTTTAGAGGGTGACGGAAAGTATGCTTTGTATGAAGCAGCTAGAGTAGCAAGAGAGTTCTCTCCTGCTCATGCTATTACTAGAGTAAATCTAACTGCTAGTGCAGAGGATGCCCTCTCCACCTCAAGTGCTAAGTGGGAATACTTGGGCTTTGATAAAGATGATAATAGAGCCTCCTATACTTCAGCCTCTGTCCTAGGAAACTTTGAGATTAGTGGAGCAGCTATGGGGTTAGTAGCTCCAGGCAACTCTGATGGAAGAGGGGGACTTAATACTTTCAAACGAGCAGATGTAGATAGAATCACTGATGCGCTTGAATCAACCACTCTTGCTAATATTACTGCTCCTAGACGAGCTTTAAGAAGAAGAAACTTTAGATATACTCTTCCGAAAGAAGGATACTACGATAGGACTGGATTCAATTCTCCTGTGAATTGGGATTTAGAAGCTCAGAATCCAAACCTTGCCTCCTATACAGTTAATCCTATGGATGACCCAGGTATCGCAGGAGATCCACCAGACATTACGGGACAATATTGGTACAGAGTAAATGAGAATTTAGGAACTATATCTGGAGTAGAGGTCACTAACCCCTTTGGTGGAGCATCATCTAATATACTTAGCGGTTTAGATGAAGATCATAGTAGCAGAACAACAGGGATTTTCCAACTAGGAAATGGTGATATTTTTAATCCTG